CTACCATTGAAACAGATTATAACTCACCCCAGCCCCAACATACCATCCACCCGGCATTCCATACCCAGCCTGCAAGCCCAATCCCCAACGTTTCTTCTTCGGCAAAATAGTATGGTAGATGTCATTCGTAACCGTTCGATACACCGTCTTCGGAAATACCATCAAACTATCCAATCTCGGCCGATATCCGCTTACCCATGCCCGGTAAAGACTATCCTCATAATAAGCCTGCTCACGATAAACAACAGTGTCACCAATGCGAATAGTATCTGTTAGCTGGAAAACTAACAGAGGCGCCATAGGTGGAGAGATAAGTAACGTATCAACCTTGACTACTGTATTTACCTTCGTCTCGGTACGTATTTCTGCCGGCAAAGGCTCGTGCGGACGGAACCAAACAGCCACACAAGCCACAGCCAGCAATATGACTAATATCCAAGGCAGCTTTTTCACAACGCAAGAACCTGTTTACGGTTTGCCCCTTCCCGGTAGCTGACGTGTACCCAAGCAAAGTTCTTTTCGTCGATCAATTGATCGAAGGGCAAGCCTAATGACTGGATCATATAGAACAACTTCTTGTTCTCTTTCGGGCTTCCCCCGGTGATGTCCGCCGCCCGCCCTGTCCTGTGATCGCTTGTTGCAGAACCTTTCACGGCTTTATTCAATTCCGGGCAACGGAAACCACTGTTCACGCGGATTGGTTTGCCGTATGCCTCCCGCAATGGGTCCAGCACGTTATTTACTAACGCGGTCATATTGGCTACATGTTCTTTCTTACAACGGTTATCAATGCCTAACCGATAGGCTGTCTCTGATTTGCAGAGTTCGGCAATTGTAAAATACTTCATAATCTTATTTGATTTTTATATTCTCGGCGGTTTCCTTTCCTTGTCAATAACCATTCTGAGGAATACGTTCGCCGCATCTCTTTTTCTCGCAACGTTTCAGAGCCAGCTCAAGTTTAAGATTAGAGTTGTCTTCCTTTAATGCGAACAATTCATCCTGTACCCCTCTTAAACGACCTGTCTGTTCTACAAATCGTTCCTCTTTCTCGGACAGCTGTTTTTGCAGGAACTCATTGTATTCCCGCAAAGCCTTGAATTCCTCAGCATCCGCGCGGGCATCATCAATGCGCGCATTCGTCTTGCGGCTCATCCAGAACTTTGCAAGCTGTTTGATACCTTCAATACCGCCCAAAGCGGTTATCAATATGACCCAATCATTTAAGTTCATACTACTTTATTAAGCCTATGCGGGTGTTCAGGACCGTACATGTTTTAATCACCCCGTCTTTCCGCATCTTGCAGATCAACGGTTCTATAAACAGGTTTGCTTTCTGCCTTTCCGCTTCGAAACGCTTGTTCTTGCTTGTGTCAGGAACTACCATGGACCCGCCATAGGTTTGAATCTTAATGCCTGTGGTGGTACTGTTCTGATCCGCTATTTGCAGATACCGGGCGAACGCATAGTAACAGATAACTTTCTCCGCCCCGGCGTAGTCCTCCCCGTCGGGGATGTACTTCTCAGGTATGGCGGCATACATTAAGTCCGTTTGGGGCAGGATGTCAAGTAGATCGGCCTCAAAAAAGGCCTTTTCTATCTTGTTATCCTTAACGTCCGTGGCGATTTCAAATAACTGCCGGAATAGTGCTATCGGATACGACATATTCATCAAATTTATTTTTAATTTCTGTAATCGCAGGGTCTAATTCGAATATCTGGAACAGTTCGCGAGATATGCGGTAACGCACCTTTGCGAGGCTGTTACGATAGACTTTCTGTAGCTCCTTGATAACCTCGCCCGAAGCGTTGGAAAACGTCATAAGAGAGCTGTCAATAAGCGGTAACGGTATATTGTAGGCAGCTATGGCAATGTCTTTGCGCAAAGGCTCTTGGAAAATCCAGTGTAAGCTGCCCCCTAAAACCAA